AAGAAATAGGACTACTATAAAATACAGTGTATTTAAAACATCGTTTAAATGTAGTCAAGTAATAAGTAGAATATATAGAATACTACTAGGTGAAGAAGATCCACCATTTACAGAAAGAAATGTTTTTCATAAAAACAAAACATATACTGATAAAGTAATGAATAAAGCTTTAGATGATATGATAAAAGACAAAGATAGATAAGTATGGTACGTGTAATTAAAAAGCGTTTAGGTAAAAATGTTTTAGGCCAGGCGAATAAAGGTAATACAATACTTATTAATAAATCTATAGATAAAAACAGTGCTCAAGCAAAACGAGTGATTGCTCATGAAAAGGTTCATTTAGAACAAATGAGAAGAGGTGATCTTGATTATGATAATAAAAATTTTTATTGGAAAGGAAAGACATATCCAAGAAATAAAATAGATGAAGGTAGTGAAAATTTACCTTGGGAAAAAGAAGCGTATAACAAGACAGATCCTTACGAAGCATTATGAGTAAAAAGAAATTTAAAGATACAACCGTTGGACAACTATTGTTCGGTGCTGCATCGGTAATAAATCCTACATTAGGAAATGTATTACAAGGTGTAACATCACCAAAAG